ATCAAGGGACCTGAAGGCTTCCTTCTTGTCAGTAAAAAATACGATGTTTAAGCTCCGATTTATTTGAAAGAAAATTTGTTAGCCTACTTGTAGATGATAACTGCTTTAGCACTCTTGATAGTACCACTTTTGACCAAGGATAGAACATTCATAAATGTTTCTGCCGTGTTATTCGGAATGTTGTTGGGTATGATCGAAATGAACGAGGGGATAAATTTTTTAGGACTATTCGGATTTCCTAGAATGGTTCTATTTGGTTTACTCTACCTTTTGTTTGCTTATCACATTGCTTATGGTGAAAATATGTTAGATTTGCTCAAACCAAATACACAGACTGTGATACATGGGTTTTATACAAAATCGAAGGTAACTAAAGAAAAATTGAAAAACTTGATTGGTCATGATATTGTATTTCTGAATGATTTTGAAGGAAACATCCTTTATCGTGTTGATGTTTTCGACAAAAAAGAAGCAGATAAAGTTGCTAAGTTTATTTCATCTAATTCTTTTTTAAATAACTTTAGTTCAGTGTCCGATGTTTTAATTCCAGTTACAAACTCTAGATTCTTCGGTTCATTCTTTACATTATTGTATACGTGCTCTAGAATGTATTTTTATGTCGTAAATACATTTTTTGTTGAACCATTTAAAAAAATAATTCAGTCAATTTTTAACGTATGGAACGCATTTTTTGTGTTTATAGCCCGATCAATAGAAACTGCATGGGAAATTGTCATATATCCACTCAAGAGTTTTAACGACACAGTGGAATCATTTTCGAATTGGGGTTCTAAAAATTTTTTAAATTACATGGTATTATGGATAACAAACTATACAATGTATTTCTTTTTCCAAATCCAGGAAATGATTAATGATTTTACAGGAAAAATTGATATTCTCAAGGACGCACTAAAACTAAATATAATACCATTTGATAGAAAAAAATATATTTTCGCATAGTAGAATGGACGTTCAAGACGTCATAAATCAAGACGTCATAAAATTCATTATAGTTTCCGCCATACTTCTTGGAAACTACATGGATCCACATAATGAAATAAGATTATTTATAATCCGAATTAAATCACAGTGGTTATTTAAAGCATTTATTTCACTTTTAGTGGTTTTACTCTTAAATTTAATTTTTAAAAATCATATTCAAAATGATGAAATTATAAACAAATTAAATGAGTATGATCCAAAAAAATGGACCGAACGTTTCCCTAGTATATGGAATATAATAAAAGATTTTTTAACTAAGTTTTTTAATAGAATACTAAATAGTGTCAGAAATTGGGCGATAAATGCCAGTAATTCAATTTCAAGTTTCTTCACTAATATAGGAAATTGGTTTTTAAATGTAGGTACGTGGTTTGTCAATTTTTTTTATGATATTGGAAAAAATTTAAAAAATACCGCAGAAGATTTTGGTAGTTGGATTACAACGAAATCTATTGAATTTGTTAAGATTTATGTTTTGGGTATTTTTATTTTTATATCCTATGTTTTAAGAGAATTTGTAGTTGGCTTTTTTTCAAAAGTATTGACTATACCTGGATCACTGGTTGGCGGTGCTGTAAATTCTGCATTTCCAAACTGGGCAATAGATGCTATAAATGCATTATCTGGCGGTGCTTTTAATAAAGCAGTTGATGGGGTAGTTTATTATCTTAATGCCCCGTTACAACCAATAAGAGATCAACTCGATGCAATCGAAGTTATGAATTTTGAAGATTTTGAATCACCAGCATCATCATCTTTTACTCCAAATAAAAGTTCTGCCGGTCAATCGGTTTGGACGGATTTTAGTTCCGCTATTAATTCCGTCAACAGCTTTTTAGGATTGTAGGTTTCCACGCAAGAAACCACGGCAGGATCATCAACCCCAATGCCAAGATCACGAGGTCAATTTTAAGCACCTTGTTCTTGATATCGGGACACCAGTTCTTGTACTTCTGGATCTGCTCGCTGTCCTTGGGCTTGGCCCACCAGTAGAACAATGCCAGGTAGGTGGGTCCGAGGTTGCGCTGACACTGATACCAGTGATCGTACCACGCCAACACGATGTATGGGAAATAAAGAAGACCCAACAGCACCCACTTGTTCTTCGGCGGAAGATACCAGTACCCACCCGCCAACGCCAACGTAAACCAGATACACTTCCAGTTAGCCACCGGCTGCGTCTTGTCACACTCCTTGTGATCGTGATCTGCCATTTATAATACGACCATATAATAATATGCTCATTCAAGGCAAAATACCAGAGTCCTATGAAATGACAATCCTTCGAAACCACTACAAGAGCAACGGGAAACCGATGGCTGATCACACATGGACAGAGGAAATCAAGCAACCTGTCATAAAAAACGCCATAGATACACTGAGAAGTTCATCTATAATTCGCGACACCCTTTTAGAAAACTACCCAGATTCGACCATCCGTTCGGTGCCTTCCATCGACGAGGTGTTTGTCAGCGTGTCTCCACTGGACGCCAAGGCGAGCGACCGTGTGCTCGTGGATTGTCACTATGACGCCCCCTACAAGTTCATCGAAGGACCAAGCAAGTTGGTGAGAATCATTCTGGCACTGAACGACAACTCGACCGTCTTCACACAGGTCGGAGACAAGACCAGCAAATTATCCACCGGAGATTTCAACGGAATCGAATACAACAGGGACTATCACTGTGTCCGTGGAACCATCCCGAGTGGTAAGACTCGTCTCATGCTCAAACTACATTACCTCGTCATACCCAACGGGACCCCGGAAATTTTCAGTCAATGGTCTATATTAATAAACTTGTTGTGGACCAAAGTGACCCGCTTTCTCATGCGAAACTCGGCAAATCCAACAAATCCTCTTCAATATTTTTTGGCTTACATTATTCAATTTGCCAGGTTTTTCTATAATCAGATATGGTATTTCATAGCTCTGATAATTGTTGCGTGGTATTTAAAGAAAAGAATCTATACATTAATATCAAAAACATGCAAACCTTAGTTATTCAGAAGATGCATTCTGATGCTATGTTACCGACACGGGGCACAGAACTTTCAGCGGGCTATGATCTCTATGCCTGCTCGGACTGCGTGGTCCACGAGGGTAAGAGGTTCGTGGTTCCCACAGGGATTCGAGTGAAGATTCCCGAAGGATGCTATGCCCGCATCGCCAGTCGCTCAGGTCTGACCGTCAAGCACGGCATCGAGGTGGGTGCCGGCGTCATCGACAGGGACTACGAGGGTGAAATCAGGGTCGTTTTGTTCAACCACGGAAACCGACCGTTTCACATTAAGCAGGGTTATCGTATCGCCCAGTTGATTCTGGAGCGTTACGAGCATTGTGACCTTGTTGAGGACCCGGATCTGTATCCACAAATTCCCATTCAGGATCCTCCGGTGGCTCCCGACCCGTCAGAACTACCAGACCCTCAGTTCAAGCCAGACCTGATTGATCACGCGAGGAATCTAGGTTTGGGACCTAGGAGCGTGGGAGGTTTCGGTTCCACTGGGGTTTAAACAAAAAACACTATATTAGTTAAATGACGTTCTTTCCGGCACTTTATGGCAAAGATGCCAAAGGAAAGACTCGCATTTGGCAAGTCGAGGTCGTCAATGGAATGATTAGACGAACCACAGGTCTTATCGATGGTAAAAGATCTGTGACGGAACGCCCTCCCGATGCCAAACGCAAGACTCCCATCGAGGAGCAAGCCGCCCAGATGTGGCGAAAACAGGTCAAGTTGGGGTACATGGACGATATTCAGCTGAGGTCTGAAGTTGTACTCAGACCCATGTTACTCTACTCGTTTAGTTCGAGGTCCTATGGGATCGACGGCGACATTCGCTTCCAGCCCAAGTTGGATGGTGTCAGGATGCTCGCCGGATTTTCGGGTGGTGGACTTTTGCTTCAGTCCAGGAACGAACAGCGGATTGAACATTTGACCCACCTGGAAAAGGCACTGGAAGGAAAGTTGGAGGAGGGTGAGTTCTTGGACGGCGAACTCTTCTGCAAGGACTTGGATTTCGAACAGATCACCAGTGCCGCTCGGGGTTCAGAAAGTCCCTACGCACCCAAGTTGGAGTTTCACTGCTTTGACTACTTTCGTCTCAGTAAGTTGGAGATGCCCTTCATGGAACGCTACGAGAGGCTCAAGGAAATCATCAAGACAATCAAACATCCCATGATCAAGATTGTTCCAGCCTATCGAGGGACCGCCAAGGACGCAGACAAGTATCATGACAAGTTTGTGGCAGAGGGTCACGAGGGTGTGGTGGTGCGCGTGGCCGAAAGTCCCTACTTGCTCAATAAACGGTCGTCCCAGTGTATCAAGTACAAGAAGATGATGACCGAAGAGTTTGAAATCGTGGGCGCCGAGGAGGCAGAAGGCAAGGACCGTGGAACACCCATTTGGATCTGTGAGACCAAGGACGGAGACACATTCAAGGCAAGACCCAAGGGCACCATGGAGAGCCGAAGGGAGCTGTGGAAGAACCGAGGCAAGTTGATGGGCGAGATGCTCACCGTTCAGTTTCAGGGTCTCACTCAAGACGGCGTTCCTCGCTTCCCCGTGGCACTCGCCGTAAGAAATTATGAGTAATATTAATATAATGGTTTCACCAGAACAATTACATAGTCTCAGATTGTCACGACCAAACCTCATGTTGATTCACGTGGGTTCTCAGACGCATTTTAAGAATTGTAGGCTTCCAAACTCGATCAATTTTCCCATGACAGAGTTTGATCGCATCAATGCGGTTCTTGCTGGTGAAAATGATCCCAAGCGAATTGAAAAGAGATCCTACGAGGAGAAGGTGCTTCGGGAGCGATCTGATCGCCTGTTGTTGGCACGTAGCAGGGTGATTACCTCTACTGATGATGCCAATAATGCTCGGATAGTAGAGAACAGTGCCAGGATTGCTTTTGAACAAGTGAGACCTTTGAGGAATATCGAGCCCATGGAGTTTGCCGAGAAGTCTAAGAAATTGGAAGAAGCGACCAAGTTGAAGATCAATAAAGAAACCGAACTAGATAGATCTGTTAGGATGTATGACGCCGAGGTCGCCAGACAGAATGAGCCCATCGTGATGCCGACGACCAAACCCGATGCGCCAAGTGAACCACCCCAAAAAACTGAAAAGGTAACTTACCTGGATGTGGAAAAGCGAGGGGAAGGACTATTCTCTGGAACCGGTCGAACGTTCCCGGGTTTCGACCAAGCCATCGTGCTCTACGGAAACAACAAGCAGTCACTGGTCGCCAAGATGGCCAAGGTTCACATGAACGAATATGGTTTCACCAACATATTTGTTCTCGAAGATGGTTTGGAAGGGTGGAGGGACAAGGGTCTTCCAGTGGAGGGTGACTGTGATGTGATGTTAATTAGAGAATACATTCGATAGTAGGATAAATGTCAGAAATCCGTGTGGAGAAGCATGGGTTCGTACGTCTTGTCGATACAATGCCGAGGGAGGATCTTGACCATGCCATAGTGCAAGCCGCCCGAGTGTCGTATGGAGAAGGTACAAAGAGTGTTCGCAGTGACCGTGGATTGATTCGCTACCTGCTCCGTCACGCCCACACGACCCCCTTTGAAATGGTCGACTTCAAGTTTCACATTAAGATGCCAATCTTTCTGGCTCGGCAGCATATGCGTCATCGGACCGCCAGCATCAATGAGATTTCAGGACGCTACTCACAGTTGCCCGGGGAGTTCCACGTTCCCACCGAGTTCCGTGGTCAGTCCAAGGTGAACCACCAGGGGTCGGAGGGGGTGTTGGATTCGCCCGAGTCCATGGTGCTCCTAGGGGATCAGAAGGCTTCATGCGAACAGGCATTCGATGTCTACCAGCGTCTTCTCGACCATGGAGTTGCCAGAGAGACGGCACGGGAACACCTACCCCTGTCGACCTACACCGAATTCTATTGGAAGATCAATCTGCACAATCTTCTTCACTATCTGCGTCTCAGGATGGACAGTCATGCCCAACCGGAGATTCAGTTGTACGCCAAAGCAATGTACGACCTGGTGAAGCCACTGATTCCAGCGGTCGCCGAGGCGTATGAGGACTATGTGCTTGGGTCCTTGACCCTTTCTAAATTGGACCTTGCGAAAATAAAGCAAAATCTTCTTGAGGGGAAACATGAACCCTATCCTTCACAGAGTGAGGAACTAGAGTTTTTAGAGAAGCTCCGTGTTCTTGGGGTCGTCTAGACTTGTTTGGTGGCTTGTATCTTTCACCGGGAGCAAGTTCGCGGGGTTCATAGGTCTTGGGTGGAATGATTACAGGTTTCGGTTTAGGTTCTTTGATTACCGTGACTTGTTCCTCAGTTTCCTTTTCCTGCGAAGAGGCTGAAATAATTGTTTGAATCTTTTTCCACGTTTCTTCATCAAGTTCTCCGCCACCCAATTCATCTTCACGGAATCCGTAAGAAAGGTAGATCGCCATGCGTTCTTCAAATGTCTTTCCTTCGAGTTCCACTATGAGCTGCTGACACTGTTTGTTTGTGATCACGTGATGTTTGTGCAGAGCCATTCCACATCCTTCCACCGGGCAAGGTGGATAGTAACGTCGCGCATTGGTTTCACAACGCTTGTGACAAAATTCGTCTTGATCGGACAAGTGGACATCAAGTTTATCAAGTATATTTTTATTACATATTGAACATTTTGTGAACGGAATCAGATTGCGACGACACTCGTGATGAACGTGATGACCGCAACGAACATTAGCTCTACAAACAAACGAAATGTCTTCACCACAGATGCTACACATTCTAAATATCTTCCACATCTTTTCTTTAACGCTTCATCACAGTACCACACATCCTACAGGTGATGAATAAGGTCATCGGTTCGTCTGCTGATCGTGTCTGCTTTTCCACGTAGGTGGTCTTCATGGACTTGCACTTGCCGCACTTGAACATTCCGTCCTCATATTCTTCTGGCTTCTTCTCGATCACCTCCTTCTTGGGTTCCTGATACCAAAGGTCCCATATCTCCTTGGTATCGAAGGTGTTTGGCTTGAGTTCGCCGTTCTTGATCCTGTCCAAAAACTTGGACTTGTCGTTGTTGCGGATCGCGTAGATCAGTGATCGCATCCGACTCGCGTAGAGGCGTTTGAACTCTGGGTTCTTCCAGTTTGCTCGCGTGTCGTTCTCGCTGATGATCGTGGCGTTTTTGAAAGGCTTCGGCACCTCGACCATGTAGTCACTCAGATTCGATGAAATGTGTTCCGATAATTTGGCATGCTCGGCTTTAAGATCGTCGTTCGCATGTTTCTTGTCCAACACCGATGCCCTTTCGGCACGCACCCAACACTCTTTGGAGTTGATGTAAATGTCCCGTTGTATATGAACCAGTTTGGTCATTGTGTCCCTGCGAACTTGTGTGAGTTTCTCGCGTATCTCGTCCATCTTGTCAAAACGACGCATATTCAGAAGGTGCAAAAGTCTCTTGAGGATGCGCTTCCTCTTGGGGATGTCAGGAAGGTCGAGGTATTCTTCTTCCTGACCGATGAAGACCTTGGGCTTGAATGAAGGTCGACGAATAAAGTAGCGTTCAAGTTTTTGGTTGATCATGGACAAACCCTTCATCTCGTTCTCCATCTCTTCGATATCTTTCTTGACCAAAGTAAGAAGTCGCTTGAGTCGTGCCTGATCCAGTAGTCTTTTGCTGACCTTTTTGATGGGTGGCGTGAAGGTTTCACCAATCATCTTGTTCTTGATCTCCAAAAGGCGTTCCTGTTTTTCCACCAGTGGTGTCTTGCGCTTGACCACTCCACTTTCAGTAACGTCAAAAATGTAGTTCCTCTTGGCGAGATATTCCGTCCAAACCTTTGAGTTGAACTTTTGTAGCTCCTTCTGGTTTTCGTTCACGTCGCCGGGTTTCATTTGCTTGATGCACCAGTTCTTGGCGCCCTTGCTGAGGTGAGTGGCCAGTGTATCCGCCTTGGTCTCGCTCACCAACCCAGAGTCGATGAGCGCGGTCGTCGCGAGTGCGATGGATTTGGTCTCCATTTTGTCGGATGTCCATTCGGACATCGTCCTGTCCCTGAATAATTATTTCAACTTCTTCACTTGCAGGGCTTGGGAGTTCCTATTTCGCCTGACCTCATTGGGATCCTGACCCGGTTTGGTGGCGCCTCCTGCCTTTTTATAAGTCTTCTGATGGAGGCTCCAAAATTGCTGAGATCCAACTCGGAAGTTCTGATGGATCTTGGCCTTGTACCAGAACACACAATCCTCGATCCGATTGGACTTGCTGGTGTTGTCCAGAACCAGTACCTCGTAATTTTCGGTGCACGCAGTCATCACCTGGTTAAACATGTCGAAATTTGGGAATATTCCGAAGAATGCCTTATATAACTTTTCTCGGTTCTGGATTACATTTTCTCGAGCGATGAAGACATAGTCCACGTTTGCGCGAAGATCAGGGCTGAGGTCCATACAGTACTGCATCGTCAACATGAAAAAGATCTTCCAGTGGCGACCGTTCATGAAGCACTGGCGAATGCAAGAGTCTTTTAGGAATTTTCTATCATACATGCAGTCGTCCATCAATATGAAAGCTCCGATGTCCCTGGACGTCAGTTCCTTTTTCCCTGGTGGTGGTTTCATGTTTACCATCTTCCTCTGCCTATCGATGACCCTATCGATGATATCCTTGTCATATTCACCATAGATGAACAAGTCCGGAATGAATTGCTGATACCAGTGATTGCCTTCCTCGGTCGCCGACATCACCACACCTGCAGGGAGGTGCTTTTTATGATAGAGAATATCTGTCACCAAGGTTGACTTTCCTGTGCCACGCTTGCCAATAAACACACATACCTTATCGTCGCCCATTGAAGCGGGATTGAATTTTTTGAGTTGAATGTTCATATCTAATAGTCGTATGTATTTTTTGAAATCTTTTTTTGACACATCATAATAGTATGCGGCTTGCCGTCACAGGATACCAAGACACCTTTTTGACCGGAGATCCGCAACAAAGTTTCTATCAAAAGGTGTTTACGAAACGCGCTGGATACACGACCGAGAACCTTCGTCTGGCCTTTGATTCAGATATTAACTATGGAAGAACATCGATTTGTACAATCGACAATGATACCTGTGACATCATAACGGCTTTCATAGTGAATTTTACATTCCAAGAGTCTCAAACTGTTCCACAAGATGCAGGGCATGCCTTCATAGAGCGTGCGGAACTTCTGGTGGGAGGACAGACCATCATGAGTCTGACCGGTGAATACATGGCTGTGATGTCGGATCTTACGGATTCTCAAAGAACACGAGGCAATAACGACTCCATCCTGAAACGCAACGTGACACCCACAAGTTATGGAACAACGTCCGTCGCAAATCAATTCTTGGTCGAACTGCCATTCTTTGGAAGGGGTTATGCAAATTCTTTTCCTCTTCTGGCTCTTAATAGGCACACCATCGAAGTTAGGATAACATTTAGAACGCAAGCGGAGTTGGGAAGCCTTCCGGTACCGGATGTCGTGCTTGATCTACAGGCCATCTATCTGAAAGAAGAACACCGCCAGTTCTTTCTTGGAAAACAGTTAGACTATGTCATACAACAAACACAACTTGCCCGAGTCACCGTGGGTGATCTCGAACAGATGCGATTCAAAACCGAAATCGAAAATCCCGTCAAGGAATTCATCTTAGTTGTGCAAAATGACTCTGGGACTGATGGTGTTTTTGATTATTCTTCACATAAAAGTACCACGTACACAAGCTACCTAAATGACCAGGTGACCCGATGGCGACTATTTCTGAATGGTCAAGTTTATTTCGACCTAGACCAAATGTCCATGAGAGCCATTCAACCCTACGAATACTACATTCAAACACCAAGTTACAAGGTGAATATATTCAACGTGGGCGAAGGAACCGTCAACACGAGTCGAATATCCAGTCAGATTTTTGAACTAACTCTAGTCAATAATAGTATATCGCGTAAAGCAAGACTCTACGCGGTAAACTATAACATTTTCCGCTGCCAAGGCGGACTCGGTGGAACATTATTCGCCTAATCAAGCTTGATCTCGCGGCGCTTCTTGTCAGACGTTCGCATCTTGAAGAACAGACGAAGCACGCCATCCACGTAACTCGCCTTGTACCCATCATCCGATACATCCACGTAACTGGGTAAATCGAATGATGCACTTCGATTCTCACCGTAGCCCACCGTCACCTCGTGGTCGTCCGAAGAAAGCATGATCTGAATGTTATCCTTACCCACCCCGGGGAGGTGCATCTCGATTTCGAACCCTTCATCTGTGGTGTGGGTACGCTTGTATAGATATCTGTCAGCCATTTTAGTATTAAACTGCTTCTCCATGTTGGGAAGCTCATTCAGAACCTTGGACGTCGTGTCCAGAAGGTCATAAAGATCGCCATGCCGAAGAAAAGGTAAAAAAGCCATTGTACTTTATCTTGGAATCTTTTCTTTAATTATCCTCCACTCCTCCCAGTCGGGGGATCTGGTGTCCGCCACACAGACCTCAGCGATCAACCGCATCGGCGTGGGATACACTGAATACACTTTGGCGTATGGAAAGAATGAGTACAAGTGACTCAGGTGAGGCGTGTGCTTGATGTCCAAATCCTCCACTTCACACTCCCAACCAAGTGAATGCAATGGATCGACCTCATACTGCTTTCCAATCTTTCCGTATTGTTTGAAATCCACGACATTGTATAATCTCCCGAGGTTGTCTGGATCAGGAACGGTCGCGTGATTGGTCGAGATGGTGATGTGTGGGATGTGCCTGAACTTGTAGACCTTGGTCAGAAGACGATGATTCAGTGGCACCAGCCAGACAGAATAACCATACATTACTATATATGCAGGATCTTTCTTTAAGCCAGAAGGTGGGTGTGGCCATTGCCATCGCTCCAACCGTATTGATGTTTGGACCCATTCCGATCATCTTGGCTTCAGGAGATTTCCTGATGCGTCAAATAGTTAAACATAAACTCCAAGATAACAGTGTGAAGTTCAAGCCCAAGTAGCCTCTTTCTGAGTGGATTGCCTGGGTGATTTCACATTGTTCTCCGGTAGCTCAGTTGGATAGAAGCGTGGGACTGTTAATCCCAAGGTCGTGGGTTCGAGCCCCACCCAGAGAATTTTTGTTGATCTGTAAAAAATTACTTGTCAACAAAGTACCTGCGGGCCAGATAGAAACCGACCGCGACGATGAGACCGCTGACAGCCAGACCGGCCATGCTGCGAGATCCATCCTTGGACATAAAGT